CTGGTATCCTAGACTCTTCTCAATCCCAACGAATATTACGGTTAGAAACACCATAGATTCGAAAGGAAAGCAAAGAGCCGAACCCATCGACGCGAACTTGGCAAGACGAATTTTCGTCCCATCAAGATCAGCCTTCCTGGACCTACAAGCATCAACTGCTTCACGAGTAATCGTGTTCTTACGAAGTAGGCCTAGTACATGCTGATACGAAACTCTATCTGAAGCTTCACTCAAATCGAGTGTAGCTAGTTCTCCCGTAAGGGAGCCCTTTCGAGCAAGCTCCTGGTTAGGAACTTGAGAATCGAAGCAGACGAAAGAGGCAGGGATAGTAAATCTCCGCCACATTTCTTGAATAATCTCAAGTAGACCTTGCTGCACATATTGCATGTGAGTAGGTTCCATTGCTATTATTCGTGGAGTTTTGAGCGTTTTAGGCACAGTAATGACCCTCACGGGTAATTCCTGGCCGGGTTCGTGAAAGTTCACATGTACTGGATCAAATTCCTTGTATGAAAACCTCGCCCATTTGTAAAATGGGAAGGCTTTCTCAAGGCGATCTGTCCAGGTGGAGAGTAGGTACTTTTGATTGCCGAGAAGGCGATCAGCGGTACTTCCGCTCCCATGTCGAGGCAAAAACTCATCGGCAAAGAGCCGACGATCAAGTTCGGCGAAGGAATCCCTCCAGAGTAACTGAGCAATACGCTCATAACTCCTTTGGTCATCTTCGTTGAGAACTTTATCTGCCTCACGAACTTCCAACTCACACTTGAAATAGTTATCTTTTGCGCGCTGGATACGTTCTTTCGAACAATCCAGCTCCATTTTCCCGAACGCCAACGAAAATTGGCGGATCGAGTAGATGGCTGCAATTGACGGCTCCTCAAGTAGAGTACCAGTGTCCTTGTTGAATACAAGTCCGAGGAAACCCGAAAGGAATTTCGGGACACCGCCATTAAAGCCCCAAGTGGGACTAAAATGGTCGCGGGCTATCTGACCAAGGTCAAGGCTTTTTTCGAAGCTTTTTCCAAAGTCGGATAAGGTGATCGTAAAGAACGACCACCCTTCATATTCAACTCGACGCGTGATGGTTTTTACATCACGTGCGGTACTTATCTGGCACAAGCTACCGAGATCTTCGAGTAGCTTATTGGCGAACACTATTAGGCTTTTCACGTAACCTTCCTTTCTGAAGGTGAAACGATCCTTAGCTAAATAGCATAGAGATCCAAGGAGCGGAAAGTAGTACAGATAGTACTACTGCCCGCCCCCAACATGTGAAGCAGTGTATGATGCGAGGATTTAGGTATAAACCTATAGCTCGTTGTCACTACTGTGTACACATGCGACAGAATATCCCAAAGTTAATTCTCGAAACCGAGAAGCTTTGTGATATTTGCCCCAGAAGAAGCTGATAGCCAGGCTAGAAAGCCGTCTACCAGCTGCTTCTTCTGAGCGGCCGTAAATCCAGTCTTTGGCCCATTATAGGTCAAAGTCACGGAATGGTCGATCGGAATGTTGGCGGCAGGGAGGTACGGGTCAGACGCAATCAAAACTTGATGGAATCTGACACGATTAACTCCTCGGCGAGAAACCTGGTGGGAAACCACCAGGTCGCTTTGACCATCTGCACTCGTAAAGGTACCGGCATTGATGTCGGAACCCGTACGGGGCATAACGATGGCTACGGCGTTCACCGTAACTGTTTGTGGATCTGAAAATGCCATTAGCGTGTGTCCTTATTAACTTGTTAATTGAATTATCATTCTCTGGCAGGTTACCAAAGAACGCCCTGCGCCTTGGAAAGTCCAAGGGCAGCAAGGATGGACCACTGTTTCGGAGTCAAATCCGCGGCCGTGAATCCAAAGCCGTAAGGGGTAGCTCTAACACGCGACTGACGCGTTAAAATAACCGTGTCAGTCACTTCCAAACCTCTCCAAAAGACGTTTGGAAGGGTAATCTCAGCCTCGACTTTCGTCGTACGCATGAGGTACCCGTATTTCAGGGCAACACCATCTCGACCGAGATGACTATAATTGGTGACAACGTCACCAACCGTAACAAACCAGTCGAGCAGCCATGTCCATGCTGTAAGATTATACAGCACTTCAGGGGTTATCCGTATGCCAAGAAGGTGATTAGCCTTCGACTCCCAATCGGTGATCTGACCTAACAAGGTTGAATCATCGAGGGTGGCCACACGGTAACATCCTGAAAACCAAATGTGATCAGAATATTTCCTGACCACAGTTGGGCGCGCAACTGCAGAAGATGCACCTGTAAATAGGTTGGGAACCGGCGGATAAGCCGGTGTCAACGCATTATACAGGTATGAGTCAGAAGACTCCTCCTGCAAAACATTACGACGTCGTCGGTACTCCTTGCCCCTCATATCCTCAAACTTTTGGATTAAATCCTTGGTTTGAGAGAGGACGCTACAGAGTTTCTGGACGTCGCGAATGATTGGTTCCCATCCAAACGTGACGTTCAAGTAAGCCCCACCGGGGTTCTTGAATATCTCACGAAGAGACATGAAAGACGGAAGTCCTTCACGTCTGAGTTCGGCCAAAGAAACAGCGATATTCATCTGTTCTTTGTTCGGTAACGTGGAAGCTATAACGCTTGCACCTCTTCCCCAAAGGGAGAGATCCGAATCCTCAAAACTAGGTAGCGACAAATTTTGCATCGCTATCAAGCTGAGGTTCGACATGTTACTTCCGACGCAAACTGCGCCAGAATACTCAAATGTTTGGAATGGTTTAATAACCTTGTTGTACGCGCTACTTCGAAAAGGTATTCTCAACAGACGTTCCTTACGGAACAAATGATTGCCTATATCAAGGCGTGAGAATACTTTGACGCCGCGTTTACCGAGAAGTTTCTCGTTTTTGCGGACGTTCCATATCGGATTATCCATAGACCTAAAAGAGGTCCTTGAACGTTGCTGCACAGTCGTAGACTGTGGAGCTCCATTCAATAAATAAGGATGTCCTGAATGTGGCAGAAATCCTGTCACATTATGGTAATCGATGTATTTTGTTTGAAAAGACATGGCTCCCTTATAGAACTAGCCCGCGACACCTTGTCGCAC